CCACTGAAGAAGTGGTTGAGATCCTCGAAGAGAACAAAAAGACACTCAAGAAGCTGATGATCAGCTTCCAAGAGTCTGGATCGCAGATCACTTACAAGCGCCTCGATGACACGAAAGAGATCATCGCGGCTTGCCAGCACGCTCTCCGCAAGCTCGACCCGATCACCTACGGCAAAACCCGCCGCACCTGTCAGTCAACTGCCGGTAATTTCTAACATGAACCTGCTGCAAAAAATCACCAAGTCCGCCGCTTTAGCCTTCGGATGGTCGCCCTACGAGAGCGTAAACCCATCACCGGTTCGCCAACGCCTGCCCGCCGCAGCTCCGCAAGACCACCGCAAGGAGGCAACGCCGCTGGTACGCAACGAACTCATCAAAGGCAGCCGGTATTTGATGAAAAACAGCGGGTTCGCCCGCGAAATGGTCTTCGACATGGCCGTCTACTCGGTCGGCGATGGTCTCAAGATCCAACCCAAGACCGAAGACCGCGAATGGATTGCCGGCGCGCTCGACTACTGGGAGGAATGGTCGAATCAGTGCGAGGTGACGGGACGATTCTCCCTCTCCGAGTGCGAAATGCTTATCTGCCGCGCGATCGACGAAGACGGTGATATTTTTGTCCATCTCACCCGCGTCGAAGGCCGCCCGGTGATCCAACTCATCGAAAGCCACCGCGTGAGCGGCGGGAACAACGACGGAACGGTCGATGGCATCCGTTTCGACGGCTATGGCCGACCAGTTTCGTACAATGTGCGCCAGGATGACGGCACTTTCATCGAGCTTCCGGCCTACTCGGTGCTGCATATCTTCGATCCAGAGCGCGCATCATCGGCTCGGGGAGTGCCATCACTGGCACATTCGATCAATCACATCCGCGATGAGATGGAATTGCTCGCGCTCGAAAAGCACGCGCTCAAGGACCACGCCGACAAATCGTTCGCGATCACCACGCAGAATGGCGAGATCGACAGCAATGATGGCTTTGGCGGACTCGACATCGACTCTGGCAAGGCCGAAGACAATCCACACAGCGACCCGACTGCATTGCAAAAGATCGTCGGCGGCAAGTGGGTCGCGCTCAAGCCCGGAGAGGAACTCAAACCCTTCGAGAGTAACCGCCCATCGCCCACCTTCACTGGCTTTCTCGATCACCTTCGCCGCGATTCGGCGCTCGGTGTGGTGCCATACGAGTTCACCGCAGATTCAAGCAAGATCGGTGGCGCCGGAGTCCGTATGGTAGTTGCCAAGGCTGATCGCCGATTCTCCCACAGGCAAAACATCCTCATCCGCCGCTTTCTCACACCCGTCTGGAAGTTCGTCATCGGCGACGCCATCACTCGTGGCGAGATCCCGCTGATTGCAGGATGGTGGAAGATTTCCGTCGTCACCCCGCGCCGCGTCACCGTCGACGCCGGTCGGGAGTCGCTTCAAAACCGCGAGGATGTGAAGGCCGGTCTCAAGACCCTCTCCGATCACTTTGCCGAGCTGGGCATGGACTTCGAGGAAGAAGCCGAACGCCGCGCTCGCGACATCGCGCACCTTCAAGAACTCGCCAAGAAATACGACATCCCGCTCCAGATGCTGTTCGCATCGGGAGTTGCCACCCCGCCGGTCGAAGCGCCGACTGGGCCTGCGAAGTGATGGGGAATTGACACCCCACGCATCGCGTGAACGCACGCGATCTCATTTTGACACAGGAGCCGTGGGCCATCGCCCCGGAGGCAATGGACGGCATCATCGGTTTGGCCATGGACATGGCCGCCGGCAAGCTATTCACCCTGCCGCAGAGCGAGGCACCGCAGTCGATCATGAGCGTCGCCGATGGCGTCGCCACAATCTCGATCACCGGACCACTTCTTCCGACCACCGACGAGTTCGATCGCGTGATGCTCGGGGCGACGAGTCTCGATGAAGTTCGCTCCACCGTTGAAAGCGCCGCCGCTGATCCAGCGGTCACATCGATCGTCCTCAACATCGACTCTCCTGGCGGAACCGTTCGCGGCACCCCCGAGGCTGCCGATGCAATCTACGAAGCCAGCAAGGTCAAGCCGGTGCGTGCGCACACCTCCGGCACCATGGCATCCGCCGCCTACTGGCTCGGCTCGCAAGCCACCAGCGTCTCGATGACGCGCTCGGCATCGGTCGGATCCATCGGTGTGATGGTCCCGCACATCGACCAAAGCAAACGCGCCGAGATGCTCGGCGTGAAGGTCGAGCTTTTCACCACCGGCAAGTTCAAAGCAGCCGGTTTCCCTGGCACCTCGCTCACCGAATCACAACGCGAGCTGATCCAAGAGCGCATCGATCAGGTGTTCGGCGAGTTCAAATCCGCCGTCACTCGCCAAGGTCGCAAGATCCCCGCCGAGGCGATGCAAGGGCAGACATTCTACGGCCCGCAGGCCGAGTCGCTGGGCCTCGCCACCGTGGTGCGCAGTGCTTCGCAAGCAGGCAAAGCCGGATCCTCTCCGCTTCGCGCAGTTGACACTGCGGAAGATGGCATGAGCGAACAAGTCGCCAGCACCCCATCCGAAGAAGTCGTCGCATCGGTAGAGACCGTTGTTGCGGAAATCGCCAACGAAGCCGCCCCATCCGCACCGGAAGGTGAGCAAGAGGCAGCTCCTGAATCCGCACCTGAAGGCGAAAACGAAAGCGCGCCTGCTGATGAGCCCAAGGAAGAGTCCGCCACCGAGATCATCGGCGACCTCAAGGCCACGCTGGCAACGCTGCAAGGCGAGATCGCCGCACTGAAGGCCAATCAACTTTCCATCGATGAAGCAGTAGCCGCCAAGGCCGCCGCCATCGCAAGCCGTAGCTCCAGCGCACCCGTGAATGTGTCGCCGGACAACGCGGAAGCCCAATCGCTCGAAAGCGTGCTCGCCGAAATCAAGGCGGCCACGAGCCCGACCGAAAAGTACCGCCTCGGCAAGCTCGCCGAAAAACTCCGGGCCCAAGGCTCAAACTAAAATCCCCGCATTTTTTAACCCCAAGCACACCCCACAATTATGCCCACACTTACCGTCTCCGAGATCCTGAGCTCAACGCTCGACTCGTTCAAAACCCGCGTGCCCGCTTTGGGCATGATGTCCACCGACTTCACCGCTACCCGCATGAAGAAGGGCCAATCCGGCTATGCTCACATCCGCACGCTCCCCAGCGCTGCTGATTACGATGCAGCGCAAGGTGGCTACTTCAACGGTGCTACCGAAGCTCGTAGTTTGCTCACCGATGTGCCGATCGTCGCCGACGGTCACAAGCATGTCACCATCAGCCTCACTCACCTCAACGCGATCGCCGACAAGAAGGACGCGCTCGCCGGTGCGATCGGCGATGCCGCCTATGTGCTTGCCAAGTCGGTCGTTGATTCGGCCCTCGCCAAGTTCACCGCCGCGAATGTTAGCCAGTCGACGACTGAGACCATCTCCAACACCGACCGCGACACACTCGGCACGGTTCGCAAGGCTCTCAACTCGAAGAAGGCTCCTGCCAAGCGCTACGGTATCGTCAACAGCGACTTCGCCGAAGCCCTCATGGCCGACACTCGCATCTCCTCGGGCGACTTCTACGGCCAACGCCTCGCTGGCGACCCTTATGTGGTCCTTGAGGGTCTTGGTGGCTTCGAGAAGATCGTCGAGTATCCCGACCTTCCGACCGCTGGCAACCTCACTGGTGCGTTCTTCTCACCTGAGTCGATTGTCATCTGGACCGGCCTTCCTGACGATTCCAGCGAGCTTGCCGCTCAATACGGCATCCCGCAAGTCGTCACGACCGAAGTCGTCACCGACCCGAGCAGCGGTCTCTCGCTCCTCGGCATCCTCGGCCAGAAGCAAGGCACGCTCGATCTCACCCTCACCGTGACCATGCTCTACGGCTCCGCAGTCGGCAAGCAAGGTGGCAGCGCCGGCGCGATCACCGACTTCGCCGGTCACCGCGTGATCTCCGCCTAATCCTCCCCCTAGCCCTCGGACTGACAACATCGGTCCGGGGGCTTTTTCTCAATCCAACCTTTTACGAAAATGGCAGTTCTCAATCTAGTTGTGGAGTACAACGCCGCTCGCGGCACCGATGCAAACGCTTCGGTGATCTACTGCGGCTACGACTTCGGCAAAGCGAAAGATTTGGTGGCGCAAGTTGGAGAAAAGGCACCTCGCCGCGAGCTTTATCGCGGAGGCATGCCTTACATCTCCCGCATCTTCCGCCCAAGCACTCAACCGCAAGCCGCTGCCGCCCCAGAAGCCGAGGAAGCCGAAGAGGCACCACAGCCGAAGAAGGGCAAAAAGTAATCCCTTTGTTTCATTGGTAGTTAGGTTCAAAGCCCCATCTGGAAATATCCGGGTGGGGCTTTTTTTGACGCCGCGCGTGAAGCGTGAATCCAATTCAAGAAGCCGCCGCCGAGGCATTCGCCTCGATCCTTGATGACATCGGCGTACCAATCACCATCGGTGATGAGGAGTACCAAGCCGCGATCTCGATGGGTGGCGTGCAGATCGACCTCGAAGAAGGAGGCTTCTCACAGGACGGATCACTCAGCGTCCGCATGCTGGTCGCCGATTTGCCTAGTCCAGCACCGGCACAGAACAGCGCGATGACCATCGGCGATCTGCGCTACAAGGTCGAAGAGATCATGCTCAAGCCCGGCGCAGGCGTCATCGAATACCGCGTTGCCCGCCGCTAATTTTTCCCCATGAACCAACACATCGAAGACTATCTCGCCGAGCTCGTCGGCAACCTCGGCAATGACATCGAGGTCTTCACCGGCACCAGTTCGGATGTCCGTACGCCAGAATCGCACGCCGTGCTGGTACTCGCTGACCAGGTCGAAGGCGTCGTCGGCAGCTTGTACAAAGCCACGGTCAAAGTCTCCATCTCATCGCCGGCAGACGGAAGCACCCGCAGCGCCCACATGGACATTGTGGACGATGTGCGAGAAGCCTTTACCGAGCCATTGCCATCGGCCCAGAGCCTCGGCATCACGGCCATCGATGTGCGCGGATTCCACATCACAAACCACACCGCAGGCGTGTCGGACGACAGCCGCTGGGTCACTTCGATCGAGGCACTCATCGGCGTCACCCGCTTGTGAAGTTGACATCCTCGCAGGTGTATCATGCCAGCGACTTTTGGAGTCAATAACACCCACGGCCTCTCGCCGAATACCGGCCATGTGAGCGAGTCGAGCAAAGATTCCTCCGTCGAGGTTGCCACCATCCGCGACGAGCAAGGCGTCACCGTCTTTGCCGGCCCGCGCAAGCTCATCACGCGCAATGTCACAATCACTGGCAAGGGCGATGCCGACATCGAAGCAGTCGTACCCGGCACCGTTGCAAAAGGAGTGGCGATGATCACATCGGTCAAGCAAAGCGAGAGCAACGAGGATTTTCCAGAGTTCGAGATCCAAGCGACCATCTACGACGAGATCTAATTTTCCAAAGCCATGGCAATCACTTTCAACCAAATCGGAGTTCAGTCGGTATCCGCCGAGCTGATCGAGAGCGTCGAGTCGACCAAGAACATGGAGTCGAAGATGATCATGTCCACCGAGGGTGGATTTGGTGCGGCCAAGACTTTCGATCCCACCTACGAGTTCACGGTCAAAGGCCGTGGCACGACCACCGTCGACGCAGGTGATACCAGCGCAGCGGGCCTCATCCCCGACTACATCGAAGCAGGCGGTGTGACCGTCATCACCTCGGTGAAAGTCAGTGAGAAGAACGACGATTTCAACGAGTTCGAGATCAGCGGCACGGTTTATCCGGAAGCGGCCGCGATCGTCCAATAACCGGCTCGTAAGAGCCACCCAAAATCAACCATGAGACAAGGATCCACGGTCGCCATCGTGCGCGACTACGATACCCCACCCATCGAGAGCCGCAATACTTCAATGATTGCAGGCGCTCTTACTTCGGGATGCGAGTTCGCTACTCAAAAAGCATTCTCTGACACGATCGAGGATGTTGGAGGTAAGCCCAAACGCACAGTCACATGGATGATGAATGGGGCCAAAACCATGAAGTTCACTCCAATTCCAAAGGAGGAAGAGATCACAATCATGGAGTTCAAAAAAAGATTTCTTTCGCAGGAATGGTGCGAAGCCAATCCCGATCACCCGATCTCCTACATGCGCGGCATCATAGATAACAAGGGCGGACTTATAGATAAAATCAAAAACATGATGCCCATGTATTTGCTACGAAAAGGCAATCGCACTGCTGTTGTTCCATCAGGAAACGACCCCGAAAGCAAGGCCCAGCGCGAAAAGATCCTTTCGATATTCTAAAATCATGGAAACCAGAGATCAAATGATCGCACTCGGAATGATCGAGAGCGAAAGCAAGACTATCGGTGGCATCAAGATGCGGCCATTTTCCATTGGCTCGCGACAGATCGCCGACCTGCTCAACATCTCGATGATCTATGGCGATAGCGTCAGTGAGATCGAGCTGCAACGGCAGATCAATTCCTTCGTGTGGATGCAGTCTGCGCCCGTCGATGAGGTCGCCGAGGCGATCGCCAACAACACCGCCGGCAAAGCGGCACTGGTCTACGC